GCTGCCATTACTCGGTTAAAGTATTAATTTTAGTGTTAATTTCTTGAATTTTTTCGTTAATTTTGTCTAATGATTTACGGGTACGTTCTAAATACATTACTCCTTCATCATTTTCTTTTAATTCAGCTTTCATTCTAGCAGTAAACTCAACTAATCTATTAATTTCATCTAATCTACGTTGAATAGCTTTAACCCCTTCATGTAATTGTTGTTGAGGTGTTCTTGTTTTTATTTCTTTTTTAAAAGTACTATATCTAGCTTCAGTTAAACTTTCTCCAGCCCATAGGTCTTTTGAATTTAATCTATCTGATAGTTTTACTTGTTTGTATCCTATATCAGTATATGCTTTTCCAGATTTAGGCATTTTTTCAAACCCTGCAGGAGTGTTTTGTTCCTTTTTAGAAGGTTTTTCAAATGCTTTAAGAGTTAAATAATCTGATTTTTCTTCTAATTTTTTAGGTTTAAAAGCATATTTGGTTAAATATCCTCCAGCAGCACCAGATGTAGACATCTCATCTAAGTACTCAGACATTACTTGTTTAACTAATTCTTTTAATTTATTTTTTTCCATTATGAATTTTTTTTAATTCACTATGTAACTCTTGATATTGAAGTAAGGATACTATATGTTCGTCTTTTAATTTTTTAGATTCTAAGACCGGATTTATTAAATTAATAGCTTCATTAACTTTAATTTTAATTGTAGCGTCTTCAATTTTAGGTAAAACTTTTAATAAGTTTTCTTTAAGTGAAGTAAAACTAATATCAACAAAAGATTTTAATTTAGTAGTGTCAGTAATATTAACAATATATTCTTTTAATACTTTTTTCTGTTCTGATGATAAATTATCAAATTTAGTATTAAACTTTTCTAGCATTAATTTGTAAACTAAAGCTCTAGTACCTTTATCTAAATCCTGAAATTCCGTTATCATCGGAGATGATTCAGTTTGAGTGTCAGGTAAAGTAATATTTTCTATAATGTTTAATTTAGAGCTAATAATAGTTTCTAAATTTTTAACAGGAGAAGTATTAGCTTCTAATAAAGTATAAGTAGAGGAAAGCAATTTATAGTTAGAAATTTTAGCTTTAAAAAAGTCATCTAAATCGAAATTATTTTTAATTTCTTTAATTAAATTATACTTTTCTTTAGCTAATTGATTTTTATCTAGGGTTTTGTTTATCTCTAATAAAGTAGAAATAATAGTTTCGGCTTTAGCCTCACTAATATTATGAGCTTTAGATATAGTCTGGTATATTTTGTTCTCTTTAGCTAATTCGCTGTTGACAAAGAATTTCTTAATTAAATTAACAGCTTTAGAGTCATGGTTAGACATGGTATCAGATGTAATTTTTCTTACAAGAAGTTCAAATAATATGCCAGTATTTTTATACTTATTATGCTTGATTTGTGCCATTTAGTATGGTAAATAGTTATTACTAATTATAAATATTATCTTTATATATCTTCCTTTAAAAGATTGTCTTCATTTAATAAATCACTCTCTTCGTATAATTTTATTTTACGTTGAGGGAACATATTTTTTAATGAATCTCGCATTTGATGATAAGCAATTTGAGTATTTGCATTCTCTAAAGCTAATGGAGAACCACCTTTATAAGCAGTTTTAAATCCTTTAGGCTCTTCACCAAATCCACCCATTTCTTTAGTACCTAATCTGTCTCTACCTAATGGACTATCTTGTGTATTATAATTTGATGCTTTTTCTTTTGGTCTACCTAATACTTGATCAGGATAAACATCTTTTTTCTCATCATATCCTTTAGGAACATTATCAGAATCTGAATATCTACCCGGACCATAAAGTGATGCTAATGAATGTGGTGTACCATAAGCTACTCCTGTTTTAGCTGGGTCGTTTCCTTCAGTTTCAATTTGATCAATTCTAAATTTACGTTTAGCATCTTCAATCATTAATTCTCTATATTCATCATATTGATCTTCACTGAATTGGAAGATATTATCATAAATCCAATCACTTGGAACAATTTTATTTTGAATTAATTCAGTAGCTAATGCTGTTTTTTCTTTTAATAACGCTATTTTTTCTTGTTCATAAATGATAGAAGGTGTAGTTAAAGATAATTCAAAATTTGTTAATGTCTCTCCATCATATCCTTGTGAATATAAATGAACTAAAGCAATTTTTGTTAATTCTGATAATAATATTTTTTGAATTCTTTCTACAGTACGAGCAAATCTAATATCCTCTGCAGCTAATGTAGCTTTACCTGTTAAATCTTTTTCATATCCAAAATAAGCTTTTGGAACTTTTAAAGCTGCGAATAATTTATCTCTTAAATATTGAACATCCTCAATAGCAGCATAATCTAAACCTTTAGTAGTTTCAATACGAGTTGTAGCGTCACCACCCCTAACAGGAATATAAAAATCTTCTAATATGTTTTGCATATTATATTTTAAATTATATTCACCTGTGTTAGGATCTACATAAGGAGTTTTCTTCATTTTGTTGATAGTACGTTGCATGTAATTCTCAACCTCATTAGGTGGAATATTACCAACATTAACAAAGAATGTACGTTTTTCAGGTGCTCTAACAATACGATGTATTAACATCGCGTCTTCCATTAAAGTTAATTGTTTGAAGATTTTACGACCTGGTTCTATATAAGATCTACCATAAGGTAAGTAATTAAAATCTGATAATAATCTAAAGTGGGCCATTTCAAAATTATCAAACTCTACTGTATCATTTCTGTTAATAGTAATTTGAGAAATTTGTTGGAACCCTAATGGAGATTGTGATGTAGAGAAGGTTGGGTCGTATTTGAATTTTACTTCTTGAGGTTTTGCTGGGTTACTACCTTCAATTCTAATAATTGAGTAAGAAGAAAATGGTATTACGTTATAAACTCCAAATTCTTCTGATATTTCTAATTTAAGATAAAAATCACCATACTTACACATATTACGAGTCCATGACCATAAGTTAAACTCAATGTTTAATACATCATAAAATAAATTGTAAAGTATTTTTTGGATATTTTCATCAGAAGAGCGTATTTGTAATACCTCTCCCATGTCATTTCTTAAACAAGTTTCATCAGCTAATATATCTAATGTAGAAGCAATGATAGAATCTTGATCCATCATCTCATAATCAGTGTATAATTGAACCCTTTGAGTAGGATATGAAGTATCTGAATTACGATTAAAATTTAGACCACCAGTTGTAGTATATATTTTATTGTATCGGTCATAGAGCGAGTTTGTTTGGAGAGAGCCAAGTTGTTGGATACGTTCTGTATCCATTACTTTTAATTGATTACCACCAACGTTTCTTATAATAACGTCAGTAGAAAAAATTCTTTTTAATCTACCAAATAATGAGGTATCTACCATAATGTAAATTGTATTTTATATAAATATTAAATTATCTAAGCAACCATGATATGTCTTCAGTTCCTCCGTGCCCATCATCCATTTGATATGGATTTTGAGTGAATGAGTTTGCCGAATAAGCTCCATGTGCTGTTTGATTAACTACTCCAAAGTTTCCTAAAGTAGCTCTTGTAAGTTCGATTCCTTGTTGTCTATTTCTTAAAGCGGTATCTCGTAAAAATAACGCTATCGCGAATGCCATTACTAAATCGTCATTATAACCTGATTGTGACTGAGCTTTACCGTTTTTCCAAACAAATACTCTCAATTCATCCATTAACCTTTTAGATTGAATTATAACTGATTTTTCGTGTATGTAAGATACTAATTTTGAAACACATAATGGTCGGGTTTTCATGGAAGTTGTAAATCCAGGTACCATACCTTGACCATTTTCCATTCTAGCCATTTGGTTTTCACTAACACCTAATGTAGTATCTGCTTTAGAAGAGTAATATAAATTTCTATATCCTCTTTCAATTAATTGTTCAATTACACTCCAACCAATATTAGCGTTTTCTACTACTAATAAAGCATCATTATATTCTGTTGATATTGAAAATAAAATATTTGCAAAATCTTTAGTTGGAATTTGTGCTTTATATTCAGCTACTTGTTTAGCAGCTTCTACATCTAAAATATGAAAAGTAGAGTAGTCAGTTCCGTCACCTCTAGCAACGTCAGCTACTACCATATAGGATTTAGTGTAATCTGGTGTTTCCCATATCCATAAAGATCCATCTACTCCTCTTCTTTCCATAGGATCTGAAATAAAAGTAGACTCATAGAAATTAAGCATATCAGGTTCTATAACTGTATCTCCTGATGTACTAAAATCACAATCACATTCTTGGGCAGCGTTTCTTATTCCTAAGATTTGATCTTGGTCATCTCTCCATGTTTGGTCTCGTTCAGGATGAACAGTCCATGGTAAAGATAGTGGGACAAATTTATTTTCTCTAGCTTGGGCTTTAGTAAAAGATTTATGAAACCAATTACCTGTACCATAAGGTGTAGATAATGCTAAACATTGACCTCCAGTAGCTAATGTTTGTTGTGCTGATGCGAAAATCTCATCAATACCCTCAATAAAAGCTGCCTCATCAATAATAAGGAAGGAAACGGCTTCTGATCGACCTGCATCTGCTGTTGCTCCTACTGCTTTAATTTGTGACCCGTTAGCTAAACGTAGCGATAATTTGTTATGTTCCGCCGTTTTAATCTGCATCCATTTGGGAAGCGAGTCATACGCGAACCTAACCTTGGTAACCATGTTTTTCGCTGTTTCTTGTTTAGTAGCGATACATAGAATATTTTTATCCTTTTGGAATAACATCAACCATAAGGAATAAGCTGATGCTAGAGTTGAGATACCTAACTGTCTAGATTTATTAATAATCGTATATTCATTCTTTTGAAGTTGTATTAATACTTTTTCTTGGAACGGATAAAGATTAAACTGGATTCTACCCTTTTGAGGGTGTTGAATCCAGTAATACTTTTTCATCCAGTAAACTGGATCTTGAGCACATCTAAGCCACTCTTGTTTGATAATCTCCTTTAAAGGGAGTTGAGCATTTTCAGACATAACTTGGTTTGGTGTATTTTATTATAGGTCTTCTCCACCCATTAAGTCAGCAGCACTCATTTGTCTAGAAGATGTTTTTTTCTCTAATGCTTTTTTCTCAGCAGTTAAATTTTTTAATTGTGCTATAATACCTGCTTCTGCTGGTGTACCTTTAGCTGCTTGATATTCTTTAGCTAATGATTTCATTTCTTTAGTTACTTGAGCTAATTTCTCAACTGTAGTTCCTAATCTTTTGTTACCTTTAGCAGCTTTAGAAGCTTGTTTTTCCATATCCATTTCTTCCTCATCTGGTCCTGTTGAACCAAATATATCACTTGGTGCTAAGTCTTTTAATTTAGTTGATTTTGGAGTTGGGTTAGTAATTTTTAATTTTGGAGATTTTTCTTTTGGAGTAGCAGCTGCTTTATTTGGATCAGCTGGTCTACCTGTTCTAACTGCAGATGGAGATGCTCCTGCTTGAACAAATGCTGCTAATTCTTTTTCTAATACTTCTCTTGATTTTGGGTTATTAAAAGTAGCCATATCTTTACCAGTTGATTTAGCTAACTCTTTATAATCAATTTCACCTGTTTTTTCTAAAGTGTCTAAAGTATTATATAA